TTGATAGTAGTGCTATTGAGATTGGAAGTTTGATCCTTAGAGACTCGGGTGGAACCCTAGCTGCCTTTACTGCCGCCGATTCAACGGTGGCTGCATCGATAGCAGGAGGTGTTTCATCTCTATCTTTTGATAGTGCGACTGGAAACATTACAGCAGGTAGTGCAGATGGTACTAGTAAGACCGTCACAGTCGGTGGTTTTAGCGCCATGACGAGTTTACAGACTACTGGAAATGTTACGGTGGGTGGAAACTTAACTGTCAATGGTACTACAACTACTATTAACTCAACAACTTTAACAGTCGACGATAAGAACATACTCTTATCTCAAGGTGGAAATGCTGCAGCTGCGAACGGAGCAGGTATTACAATAGACGGCGAAAATGCTTCTATGCTTTACACGTCAGCCACTAACAGTTTTAATTTTAACAGAGGTATTAGATCTTCAGATTCTTCAGTTTTTGGTGGTGATGGTTCAACGACCGGTGTTGCTGTAGATGATGGAGCTGTTACTATACGTTCTGGAACTGGATCTTCTGGCAGAATAGATTTTTATTGTGAAGTTAATAACGCGCACAGAGTCAGATTAAAAGCACCTGCGCATGCACAATTTAGTGGTAACCCTGACGTGTTCTTACCTAATGAGGCTGGCACTCTAGCTACGGTTGGAACAGATTCTGCCGACGTTCTTACTATTAAAAACGCAGCAGGAACTACGGTAAAAACAATAAAAGGAGCGGGCAACAGCTCATTATAATATATGGCAAATCCTAATTCAAGAGATACATTGATAGATTACTGCAAGCGCAGACTTGGTGAGCCTGTGATTGAAGTAAACGTAGATGAAGATCAAGTAGAAGATAGAGTTGATGAAGCTCTTCAGTACTATCAAGAGTACCACTCTGACGCTACTGTAAGAACATATTTAAAACATCAAGTTACTGCTACTGACGTGTCAAATGAGTATATTCCAGTCTCATCAGATATTATATTCGTGTCTAAGATGTTTCCTCTTACAAGTTCTTTTAATAACAGTAGAAATTTTTTCGATATAAAATATCAGATGATGTTAAATGACATCGCGGATCTTATGAACTTCGCTGGAGACTTAGCATACTACGAACAAATGCAGCAGTACTTATCTTTGTTAGACATGAAGTTAAACGGTCATCCACAGGTACAATTCTCCAGAAGACAAAATAGATTATATATCTTTGGAGATTTTGCTGATAAAGACATTAAGGCTGACGACTACATAGTCGCAGAAGTCTACACTATTATAAATCCAGATAGCCATACTTCTGTATACAACGACATGTTTATAAAAGAATATACAACCGCTTTGATAAAACAACAGTGGGGAATGAATTTAATTAAGTTCGAAGGAATGCAATTACCCGGAGGAGTCGTACTTAACGGAAGACAAATTTATGATGACGCGACTGGAGAGATCCAGACTCTTAGAGAAAATTTAAGATTGGAGCAAGAACTTCCACCAGACTTTTTTGTAGGATGATATGGCAAAAAACTTATATATCTCCGACAAAGTCAAGTCGGAACAGGAATTATATGAAAATATAGTCATAGAATCTTTAAAGATCTATGGGCAAGAGGTTTACTATATTCCACGTGATCTAGTAAACGAAGACACGATACTAGGCGACGATCCAGTATCATCATTTAACTCAGCATATAAAGTAGAAATGTACGTAGAAAACGTCGAAGGATTCGACGGTGAAGGTGATTTATTCACTAGGTTTGGCGTTGAAATAAGAGATGAAGCTACTTTCGTTGTAGCAAGAAGAAGATGGTCTGACACGGTAGCTCGTTACGATAACGAGATCACAGTGTTAAGACCAAAAGAAGGAGATCTGATATACTTAGAGCTATCAAAGTCTCTATTTCAAATTAATCATGTCGAGCACGAACAACCTTTTTATCAATTAAGTAACTTACCAGTGTTTAAACTTAGATGTTCATTGTTCGAATATACTGGAGAAGATTTAGATACCGGCGTAGAAACTATTGACAACATAGAAACTAAATACGCCTACACATATATACTTACACTTTCTAATACTAGAGATAGCGCTGAAGCTACCGCGACTATCGACAGTTCAGGAACCATAACAGCTATTAATCTTACCGATAGTGGTAATAACTACTTCACGGCACCGACTGTAACAATTACAGACTCAGCCGGAGTTGGATCGCTGGCTACGGCTACTGCAACTGTTGATAGTAATAGTGGAGAACTAGTATCACTTACTCTTACGAATGGTGGTTCCGGTTATGTAGTTCCAAGAATTACTTTCTCATCGCCAGCCATCTCAACATTTGTAAAAGGAGAAGTTATTACGAGTCAATCTGGTACAACTACTATGAGAGGAGAAGTTGCTAAATACTCAGATTCAGATAGTAAACTGCACTTGATCCACGCTGGAGCCGATGATGGCAAGTTCCATAACTTTACGCCTACTAAGAAAGTTATTGGACTTACTAGTGGCGCAGGTGGAGTAATCACGCTGGTAACAGAAGACAATAAAATTTCAGAGAACGAACAAAACGCAGACTTTAGTTTAGGCACAGACTTCATAGACTTTTCTGAAACTAACCCATTTGGAGATACGAGTAACAACTAATGTTTGGTCAATATTTTTATCATTCTAAGACTAAAAAAGCAGTGGCGCTCTTCGGCAGATTGTTTAACAACCTGTATGTGCTTAGGGCTAATTCTGCCGGTCAAGTTATAAGTCAAATAAAAGTTCCGCTCGCTTATGCTCCAAAAAGTAAATTTTTAGATAGAATCAGATCTAATCCTAATCTTACAGATGACACAGAAGTCGCTATAAAATTACCAAGAATGTCTTTTGAAATAACTTCTATTGCGTATGACGCTGCGCGGCAGCTCGCAAAAGTAGGTAATTTCAACACTACAACTTTAGATGGTACCACAAATAAAAGACAAAAGTTTTTTAATCCTGTTCCATACACAATTACTTTTCAATTAAACGTATTTGCTAAATCACAAGACGACGCATTGCAAGTAGTAGAACAGATCTTACCTACTTTCAATCCTCAATACGCTTTGACGATATCGCCATTTTCGGCAGAGTTTCCTACTTTTAAAGAAGATATTCAAATAGTAATTAACGGTGTAAGTTTTTCTGATGACTTTGAAGGAGCTTTGGAACAAAGAAGAACAATTATATATAGTATGGACTTTGAGATGAAGTTAAGTTATCATGGTCCAATCTCCGATACCAACATCATTCGTAAGAGTACGGCTAATGTGTTTGATATTAAAGCCGGCTTGAATGATTCTGACATACAACTGGAGACTATTGCAGTTACTCCTAATCCTACTACGGTGTTTGGATTAGAAGACAGTGATTTTGGATTTTCAACTGCTATAACAGGTATATTAGGCGAACCAAACACTAGTTTTACTTTTAGCGGTTATGTGGATAGTGATTATGTTTCAAATTAATCGATTAGCTCAAGAGGAGGCATATCATGGCAATCGTACTTAGAAGTGTAAAAGGTTCAGCCTTGACTCATGCTGAACTTGATGCGAATTTCACAGATTTAAATAATAGAGTTCTAGCACAGATTGATTCATCATCAATTATTAGCATGGCAAAAGCTAATTCATTAGATTCAGCGGAAGCAGTGACTTTAATTACAGGCACTATAGATTCTAATTATGTGCAAGCGAGACAGACTACTTTTGATTTTACCGCTAACATAGATTCAGCGTACGTTCAAGCAAGGCAGGTTGACTTACAACGAGATTCTAATTTCATTACTAATATAATTACTACTTCTTATATTAGAGATAGACAAACTAATAACTTAGATTCAGCAGAAGCAATAGCTCTTATAGATTCTGCTTATGTTCAAGCCAGACAAGTAGACTTACAAAGAGACTCTGCTTTCGTAACAAATATCGTAGACGCCGCGTATGTTCAAGCAAGACAGGTAGACTTACAGAGAGATTCAGCATTCATAACTAGTGTTATAACACCAGCATATATACAATCTAGTTCATTAGATTCAACTGAAGCGATTAGTTTGATAGACTCAGCTTACGTGCAGGCAAGACAGTCAAATGATGGAGTTGGATTAGATTCTTCACAAACAATAGCTCTGATAGACTCTGCTTACGTTTTAGCTCGAGCCCCAGCTCAAGATTTCTTAGACTCTTCAGAAGCGATCGCGCTTATAGATTCAGCGTATGTATTAGCTCGAGCTCCGGCGCAAGACTTTTTAGATTCGTCAGAAGCTATAGCTCTTATCGATAGCGCGCACGTAACTTCTAAGACTGGAATAGGTAATAATAACATAGACTTTGGAGCTAACAGAATAACTTATGCTAATTTATATGACAGCGAAAGCTTGTTACCGGCCGCAGGAACATATCATGGAATGTTCGCGCACGTACACGCGACAGGCGACGCGTACTTCTCGCATGGAGGCGCTTGGCATAAGTTGATAGATATGGCACAATTGAAAACTACAGTAGCAGCAGCAGATAGTTTTGGGTCATTTAAAACTCTTATAGCAGGACTAACTGATTATAGTGGATAGACATGAGTGACTCTGACAAGATTAATAATGATTACGAATATTCGAGAGAAACATACTACGAACTTGTAGAAAAAGGCAAGCAAAGTCTCGAACTAATGATTGAAGTGGCTAGGGAAAGTGAACACCCTAGAGCTTTTGAAGTACTGTCTGGAATGATAAAAAATATTTCAGACGTAAACGATAGGCTAATGGATCTTAACAAGAAAAAGAAAGACATAGACAAAAAAGAAGAAATAAAAAAGATAGCAAATACTACTAATAATCTCTTTGTCGGGTCTACAGCCGATCTTCAAAAGATACTAAAAAATGAAAAAGAATTGATTGATGTCACTCCAAAACAAGAATGATAATTATCTCGGCAATGTAAATATTAAAAGAGATGGCGTAGGTCACGAGTGGACCGAAGAGCAGGTAAAAGAGTATTCTACCTGTATGCTAGATCCAGTATATTTCATTGAAAAATACGCAAAAATTATATCTCTTGATAAGGGATTAGTTTCTTTCAAACTATATCCATATCAAAAAAAGATGTTTAAGCAATTTAAGGACCATAGGTTTAATGTCGTTCTCGCATGTCGTCAATCTGGTAAGTCAATATCGGCATGTGGTTACTTACTCTGGTTCGCGCTATTCCAACCAGAAAAGACTGTCGCGGTTCTCGCAAATAAAGGTGCTACTGCAAGAGAGATGCTTGCTAGAATCACTATTATGCTTGAAAATATTCCGTTCTTTTTACAACCTGGGGTTAAAGCTCTTAACAAGTCTAATATTGATTTTAGCAACAATAGCCGTATTATTGCAGCAGCTACCACAGGAAACAGTATTAGAGGTCTTAGTGTTAACCTTCTTTACTTAGACGAGTTTGCTTTTGTAGAAAGAGCTGCTGAGTTTTATACTTCGACATATCCTGTTATATCTTCTGGTACAGATACAAAAATTATAGTTACGTCTACAGCGAATGGAATAGGTAACACCTTTCATAAGATATGGGAAGGAGCCATTCAAGGTGTAAATGAGTATTCTCATTTTAGAGTTGATTGGTGGGATGTCCCGGGAAGAAACGAGAAGTGGAAAGAAGAAACTATAAACAATACTTCTCAAGTACAATTCGACCAAGAGTTTGGAAATACTTTCTTTGGAACTGGTAACACTTTAATAAATGCTCAAACGCTTTTAGATTTAAGAGCTAGAAAACCATTAAGAATGTTGGAAGGAGGAGATTGCTTAATATATAAAGAACCAGTAAAAAAGCATGATTATATATTAGTCGCGGATGTAAGTAAGG